TCAAAGTTCAACGCCGATTGACACGTATTCCTCGATTGCGGCTTCCAACCCTGGCAAGCTGCCATCCTCGACGAAGGTGTTGACCAGCGCGTCGCTCAGCGCCTCAACCGGCAACAGCGTGCCAGCGGCGGAGCCAGCAAGCGCCCGTGCCGCATCCGACTTCAGCTTGAAGATGTCGGCCTTCTCCTTGTCGGACAGGCCCCACAACGGCGCCCACTCGTAATAGACGTCGGTTGGGCGCGATCCCAAGGCGGACCGGATCAGGCACTCATCCAGCCGATACATGGCCGGCGTCATCTCGACCTGCTGCATGGCGGAGAGGCGGTCGTAGTAGTTCCGAAGATCGCTCTCGCCGGTGGCATTCATCCCTGACGGAGCCTGACCCAACAGGCGCGTAGCCGGGATATCCGCTGCACCGGAGACGATCTGCAGGAAGCGATCCATCACATCGGGCAGCGTGGCGAATGAGGCCTGCTTGCTCTCGTATTCCTCCTCCTTGTCGAGAACGAGCGTACCGTTGATGCCCTTGGCGGTATTGGCGAGGGTGAAGCGCTCCAGCAGCCGCTGCTTGTAGCCCTCATCCTTCAGCGAGGCCATGAAGTTCGGCACGCGAATGATGTCGATCTTGGCCTCGAACACCAGGCTCGCCACGTTGCCCGCCGTGCTATCGGCATTCTTGATCGCATCGAGGATGGACAGGAGAACGCTGTCGCCCCATGCGAAATCATTGGCGCCGACGAATTCGATGTCGGGTTGCGCGTTGCCCGTGAAGACCACCAGCCGCGAGGGATGAATTCTGACCTGCGTCTTGTCGCCGGCCGTCATGGTGTAATAGGCGGGCCGTCCATAGAACTCGCTGGCCACGTCCCTATCGATCTCGCCGACGCTCAACTGCCGACGGGTCAGTACCGTCAGATACTTGATTCCGCCCTTGCCGACCCGCTCGACATCGAGGGGTTTGAATAGGTCAGCGTCTCCCGTCCCGATATGGATGGCAGCACCGCCCCACAGGCGAGCCTTGATGCGGGCTTCGAATACCTTGCCGCGGACGTTGAGGCGGTTTTCCTCGTTCTCGATGTCCTCGATCTCGCGCCCTTCCGCCTGCCAGTCGCGCCATGCCCTGACGCTATCGAAGGCCGGAACATCGACGATCTTCCGCGGCAGCCAGGCACCCCGGTAGGCGTTGAGCAACTGTTCATCGCTGATCAGCGGCGTGCCGTAGAAGCTGGCGGATGCCTTGTCCCGCTCCGTCCCCATACGGGAGACGAGATTGGTCAGGCTGTCGCGGGCAAGCTGGATTATGTTGCCCATTGCGACCTCCTAGCGTACCACTTCCCAGCGACGGGGGCGTAGATATGAGAATACTACTTGCGATAAGTGTTGTGCTTGCGGTCGGGCAACGGCCAGCATTCGCATATTACTGCAGCGAGCCTAGTGCGCCATCCTGTGCATCCGACTATGGCGCTTTCGATGATCAGAATGACTTCGAAAGCTGCAAGAGCGACATGGAAAGCTATCAGTCTGACGTCGAAACATACCAGAACTGCATGAGGCGGAATTCGCAGCAGGTGATCGACGACTACAATTCCGCTGTTAGCAGTTTCAACGATCGCGCGAACAGCAACTAAGCCACATTGTCCAGAGTGTAGGTCGAGCCAAGCGCCAGCTCGTTCAGCGCATCGGCGAAGGCATCGACCTGGTCGTCATGCTGCGCATTGGGGAACGAGCACACCTCATCGAGGAAGGTGCCGTTCCAGGTCCCGCGCACCAGCCTGACATTGCCTGCCTCGGCCTGAGCCGACGCCGGTTTCGCACGCACCGCCTTTTCGCCAGTCGGCCGAACCACAATGACATCGTACCCGGCCAACAGCTTGACCTTGGTGGCTGCGTCCGACTTACCGGCCGCACCTGGGTCTTCCGGTATCCTGATCCTGATGCCAAGCCCGTCCTGGCTGGCCGTAGCCTTCAGGTTCTTCTCGACATCGCCGGGCGACCACCGATCGCGCCTGACATCCTCGACGTAGAAGATGCCGGCGGCGTAGGCCATCTTGAGCCCGACGGTCCAATCCGGTTGCTTGCCCGGTTTCGGTTGGGTAGCCGCGAAGTCCCATGCCCTGCAGCGAACCGCACCAGCTGGAACCGCATCGACAATCTCGAAGTCGCCGCGCTGGAACATGCCACCGGTGCGCGGCGTTGGGCGCTGCTGATACTGTCCGGAATAGGCGTATGAGCCCTTCGCCCTTTTTAGGCGCTCGATTTCCGTCGCTGGGAACCGCTCCGGGAATAGAAGCTCACCCTCTTCCGTTCGGGGATCTTCGAAGAACAGTTCTCCGTTAACGTAGGTGCGGCAGGCTCGCTCTGGATCAAACTCCATCGGAAAGTTCAGGTGGACGAAACCGATGTCCAACTCCAGCGCAACAGCTGCCACGTCCTGCTCGTGCAGCCGCTGCATGATGATGACAATTGCCGAGGTGGCCGAGTCGTTCAGACGGTCGGTTATGCCCTCTCGGAAGATGCGGACGGTCGTGCCCCGTTCTGTCTCGCTCTCGGCTGTCTCGGTCGAATGCGGATCGTCTACCTTTACCCGATCGCCGCGGCCGCCGGTCATCGAGCTGAACGGACGGGCCTCACTGAAACCGCTTCCCGTGTTCTCGAATTTCCCCTTGGCGTTCTGATCGTCCCGCAGCGCGAGCGGCCACAGCGTCTGGAACTTCTCGCTCTCAATCAGGCGCCGCAGCTTGACGTTGTCGCGAAGAACGTTGGGCTGGCTGTACGAGGTTGCCAACACTTGAATATCGGGTCGCCCCAGCGGTCCCCATTCCCATGCGGTCCAGAAGACCAGCAGGAGCGATTTCATCATGCCGGGAGGCACGGTCATGAGCAGGAACTGGATCAGCCCATCTGACACGGCCGTCAGGTGCTTACACATGGCCAGCAGTGCCCAGCCGAATTTCAGTTCCTTCTTCGGTTCGAGGATCGGCCAGAATTCTTCGATGAACCCAGCGAGCGTTTGGCACCGCGCCCTGATCCGTTCAGCATCCAGCGTGACCCGTTGACGTTCGGCCTCAGCCTGTCGCCTCGCCCTCTCCGCCCTGATCAGGCGCATCATCGTCGCCGGGTCCGGCAAGCGGACCGAAGATATCTTCGAGTTGAGCGAGCTCATCACCACTCAGTCTTGTGAGGTCGACGGTCTGGATCGGGCCACCGTTGCGGCCGGTGTGCTGCATGGAGGCAAGCTTAGGATGGACATATGGTGCTGCAGCCTTCGCCATGTCGTCGCGCCGCTGGTCCGTCGCCTTCGGGTTGCGCATCACCTTCAGCATGTATTCGAGCGGGGTTGCGCCCGTTGCCGCAACCTTCGCCTGACGGGCAGCAGATGCTTTATTCGGTGCACCACGCTTGCGCCCGGCGCCAGGTCTATTGCCTCCACGTGCCATGTTTGATTGTTTGATTTCGGGGTTGATTGTTTTTCAAAGGGGCGGGAGATGAAGCGAACTGATCTACAAGCCTATGCGCAGGCCAAGGTAGACGACTCAATTTTGCTTCTGAATCACCACCGATGGTCAAACGCATATTATCTCGCCGGATATAGCGTCGAGCTCGCACTAAAAGCGTGTATCGCGCGGCAAGTTTCCACCGACACCATCCCAGACAAGGCCATTTTGAATGGCGTTCTTTCGCATGAGTATGGGAAGCTTATCGGGTTAGCCGGCCTGAAAGGCGACCTTAAAGAAGCGCAAGACGCCAACGCAGATTTTGCCGCCAATTGGGGTATTGTGAGCGAGTGGTCTCCTGACGCGCGCTACCGGGGGTGCGCAGCCATGGAGGCGCAGTTGATTGTTCAAGCAATAATGGATCCAAACAGCGGAGTACTGCCATGGATCAAACGGTTTTGGTAAGCCAAGGTCAAGCACTGACAGCTCGGCTTGATGAGACTAAGATAAAGCCCCGGGCCGTCATGTGGGTGCATCAGCCCGACACCGACACCTGGCGGCTATGGATATGCCCCAACAAGGAAGTCGACGACAAACGCGAATTTTATAGGCTGGTCGCCGAAACCATCTCCAAGCACTCACATGAGTTGTCAGGGCTCGACGTTGGCACTACCGAATACGTGGCGGCCGGTCATCCCGCCATGGTCGGTATGGGGAGATTTCTTAAGATGCCAGGCATCGGAAGTGCTCATTTCAGCGGCAACAGATTCAATAATTTCTACTTGCCCGACGGCATTGTCATCCGAATGGACCTGTAGTCAGGAACGGACTGGACCGCTCGCTTCCCATCCCGGCTTGCGTTCGGCGCGGTGGTCGTAGCGGGATGCCCATGAAGGGGTAACCTGCCACCGTTGGCCTACTTGCTCACGGGCCTTAGCCTCGTCCGTCCGCCGCTCCTGATAGGGTGAGAGGCTGCCAAGGAAGCCGGCCCTCATCTGATCTGGCCTCGCATTTCGAACTTGTGCAATTTTTGCACTAGTTGGACCTAAGCCGCCTTCCGCCGCCTAGCCTCACGCTGGCGCCTCATCTCGTTTCGCTTGGCGGCCCATGAGAATGCCGACTGCGGCTCACCCTCCATGAAGGGAGAAAAAGCGCTATCTGCCATCCATGAATTGAGGTGATCTCTTTCGCCCGCATCTTCTTCGAGCGTAGCGGAAACATCCCCGATTTCATGGCCACATGACAACACCCTGATTTCGGCAGTTTGTTCATGCAAATGGCGTTTCCCGGCCAAATGGTCTGAAATGCGCTGCAAGGCGCGGTCTTTTCGCCTCCGGCCTGTCTCAGGATGGATACCCTCCTTATCGAAGCACCAACGGCGGAATGACTTGCCGCCAGCCTTCGCTCGTGCCCATGCCCATAGAGCACGACGTTCGGCATCGTCTCCAGATGCCATGAGCCAGTCAAATACAGCTTCGATGGCAGTCACCTCGGCGGCCGTTGGCATCGCGGCAATACGTTCCCAGAATGCCTTGCGCTCCTCGGCATAGGGATCGGCACCCTTGGGAAGCTTGTCGCCATGTTCCTTGCGCCAACCGGCTTTGTCGGCGAAGTCGTGGACATAGGGAAGCTGTTGCGCCCGGAGCGCGCCTGGCCCGACATGCTCATGGCTGTTGCGGTCGATCTCGGCCGCTCGGATGAAGATGTTCGCGATGTCGCCGATGTTCATGCTGCGCTCCCGCCGTCGGTTTTTCCATACCTTAGAAATGCTACCGCACTATCGAGATGCCTCTGCACGACCGCATTGTCGCTGTGCAGTCGGCTGATCATCTTCCAAGCAGCGCAAGCGCCCTGTCGATCTGTCGTGAAACAATCACCGCCCGCTGCGCACTGTCCCGTTTCGAAGCACTCCCACGGCGCGCCGCTTTGACATGCGATCACAGCATCAGCGAATTTCTCGTGGTTATCAGATTTCAGCCAAGCCTCGCGAGGTTGCCCCTTCATCCTCGCCTCCTCTCGTCCAAGAGATCGGGCTGGACCGAACGCGGTCCATATGCCCTCCATATCCGCTCATAGATAAGACCTGCCAACGCGCAACGCATCGAGACATGGCCGCGCAGATCGTGCGTCAGGGCCTGCAGTTCCCCCACCGGCGTCTTGTCCCACACCGCGAGCCACTTGCTGGCATCCTCGACCCACTCCGGACAGGCTCGGATCAGATCCGATGCGGCCCCGAATGCTGCTGCCTCGAGCGCGGCCTTATTGTTCTCGGTTTCCGCCAGCGTGGTCATCACCAGTCGGGCATGTTCCATCCCATGCCGACGAATGATCTTCTCCAACGTGGCGACGGCGCGGGTCTCGCCGGGGCCGGGACAAACCGACTTCGGCACGATCCTCACCGAGAACTCGTCGCATAGGGATTGGACGCGGCTATCGGTCATCGCGCACCTTCTCGACAGTTGTGAACCTATGTCCGCAGGTCTCGCATTGCCGCCGCCGCTTGACACCACTAGCCGTAGGGCGTGTTTCGAGTGTCCGCAGGTCCGGCGACTGGCATTTCGGACATAGCAGGCCGTGTAACGAGGCTGCGGGCTGGTGAAAGTTCATCGCAGCCCTCGCTTCCGAAGCGCATGGATGATCGTGGTATGATCGCGCCTGAACAGCCGGCCCAGCAGCGGCGTCGAGTATTGCCGGCCATTGATCTTGCAGAGCAGATGAACTGCGGCGATAGCGTCATATCTGGCCTCGACGGCAATTCTGCTTCGGCCCGACGCCAAGATGTCAGACGCTTCGAGCCCATGCCAGGCAGCCACCATCGAAATGAGTTCCTTCGGATCGGTGGCGACGTTGCCAGTCATGTCTTGGAGCCGGCGACGGTGTTCGGCCATGGTGCGCTGCAGAGCATCTCGGGCTTGTTGCTCGGCTTCGCGACGGGCGGCCTGCTCCGCAGACCAGCGCAGAGACAATTCGATCAGGCGTTCCCGTCCGGACTTCTTGCGCGGGGCGATGTTGATGCCCTCGTCGAAGACGATCCGTTTCGCATTGGCCATCGTGGCGCGGCCACAGACTGCGATGGTCATTTGGCCCTCCGGATTGCGTTGCCGGAAGTGATCATCACGTGGCCGTCCTCGAACTCGACGCGGATGCTGTTCATGACCTTGGCGCGCGCAGTGACAGCGCAGCGCTGGCCTTTGCGGCCCTGACGGTTCCAAAAGTACACGTAGGGATAGGTCATATCCGCACCCTCCTCGCCGGCAGCCGCTCAACCTTCACCTGACGGCCTTTGACCACGATGGCCCCGAGCGCTGCTTCCTGTGCCTCAGCGGCTTCCCCTGCCCGCTTCTGGCGCCATAGCGTCACCTCATCGGCCAGTGCGTCGCGGTGGACCTGCTCGGCCCTGATTTCCGGGTTCAGGATGCGCTTCACGCATTCCTTGGCGGCTTCGATGGCCTGCGCCGCGCTGTCGCACTCCACAGGCTGGCCTTCCTTGCGGACATAGCGCCAGCCATCGGTCAAGAACAGCTTGAACAGCGGTCGATGCTTGCCGTTGATCGCCATGGACGAGTAGTCGGGGAGGAAAGACGGAGCCTCGCTCATCACATGAACCCTTCGAATGCTGCTGGCATGTCAGCGGCGCTTGACGAAAAGCGCGTGAACTCGGCCTCAAACCTGATTTCCTGAGATGTGCCTGGCTCGCCGCGTCGGCGCTTGTGATTGATCAGCCAGGCCTTGCCGCGCGAGTTGTCGTATTTCCCGATCAGCTCCTCCCGCTTTTCCTGTCGGCGCTCCTGCGGGATCAGTTCCTTGTAAAGCGGTTCGGGCCGGTACAGGCTGAACCAGACGTCGAGGTTTTGTTTGACGCCGCCGCCGCCATAGGCATCGCCCATCATCGGACGGAGCGAGCCGCCGGTCTTGTACCGCGCCTTCCAGTCATCGTTGCGCTGGATCAGGATCACGATGGCCACATTGAGCGACTTCGCGAGAGCCTTGAGACCGCGGTACAGCGCGTTGATCCTCTCCGCGAACAGATCACCGGCCTTGCCCGGCAGGTTGATCATCTTCGCGTGGTCGATGACGATCAGGTCCAGCCCGACCGACTTCTTCATCGCTTCGGTACGGATGCGAATGTCGGACAGGCTGCAATCCGAGAACGGTACGATGTCGAAGGGAATATCCATCGCCCGCGACAGTTCGGCCTCGATGTCGGCTTTCTCTTTGCTGTTGAGCGTGAAGGCGTCGAGGCGTCCAAGCGATATGCCTGCGGCCTGTGCAGCCGCTTGAAGCGCCGCCTCCTCCTCGGTGATCTCGATCGAAAAGAATGCAGCCCTGTAGCCGACCATCGCCGCATGGCGAACCTGCTGCAGGCTGAACGAAGTCTTGCCGCCGCCGCTGTCCGACATGAAACCGATGAGGTTGCCACGGCGGATGTCGCCGGCAATGGAGGTGATCTCCGGCAGGAACCACGGAATGAGCGCCGAAGCGTCTTCGCTCGACTTCTGCGCCCTGTCGATCGCCTTGGGCAAGAGCACGCCGTACTTGAGCGACGCAGCCCGTTCGTTGCCCTCCTGGGCGATCTGCGTCAGCCGATCTGCCGTCACTGAGATGATCTTTTCCGGCGTCATATCCACCGGCATGTTGCGGGCCAGCGCATCGAGGTCTTGAGCGACGCCGATCAGCTTCTGGCACGCCCACATTTCGATGATGGCTCGGGCATAGTCATAGGCGCCGGAGACGGTGACAGCCTCGGAAAACAGCCGCACCACGTATTCGAACATGGTCTGCTCGCCAATCATCTGATCCGGCAGGTAAGGCTTGACCGTGATCGGGTTCACCGCCCTGCCCTCGGCGATCATGGTGCCGATGATCTCGTACAGACTGCCGTGGATCGGCTCATGGAAGTGCGAAGCTTTGAGGAAGCCGGCAACCCGCCAGTAGGCATCACCGGAATGCAGGCACGCTCCGAGCAAAGCCTGTTCGGCTTCGATGGCATCGGGTAGCGCGGGGCGGAAGTCTCTGCTGTGCGCGTTCACTCTGCCGCCTCCCGAAAGTCAGCAGCCTCTTTCCGCTTCGGGGCGGCATCGGCCATGATCGACCCGACACAGGCCTTCATCTTCGACACCGACACGGCGTTGCCGATCTGCTTGATCTTCTCCGTTTTCGTGCCGGCGAACTCGTATTCCTGATCGTCGGTATTGAAGCCCATGGCCGCCGCCAGTTCGTGAGGCTCCAGCATCCGGAAGAGGATGTCGTATTCGGCGGTTGCCTCAGCGAGCGCGAACTCGCCGCCCTTGGCCGTCGTCATCGTCGCCAGCGGGTCTATCTCGACATCGCGCGGTTGCGCTCCGCCGTTGAAATTCGTGACCGGCACCACCATCCCGAACCGGTTCTTTGCCGTGGCGGTCGGCAACGGCTGTTCCATGCTCTGGAGGACTTCGCCGGAACCCGATCCATAATAGGCGGAGATCAGCGCAGTCGCGCCTTTCGCTGGGGTGGTCGGGATTGGATCGCTCACGGCGCGCGGTGCGCCACCCGAGGCCTGCGAAAGCACAAACGGCTCGACCAGAAACCCGCCGCCATCGCAGTTTGCCGTCGGCGTCGGTTCTTCCAGGGAATGCGCCCGCACCCCTCCATTGTCGCCGTGGCGGTTTAGGATGAAGGGCTCGACTACCGCATAGGAACTCCCGTCGCCATGTATCGCCCCGAGCGGACTTTCCATGTCATGGGCTCTGCGGCTGTAGGGGTCCGCGTCGCGCTTGTCTGTGCCGTGCGCCACTGTCACAAGCATAGGTCGAGCGCACCCTTCACGCCTGTCCGATCCAGCGCCGCCCGTCGTGATGGTTGGAAGCGGCTCGTTTGATGAGCGAGGCGCGCCGCTGTTGTTCACCGACAGCAGCAGCGGTTCGGCAAGCCAGACGCCGCCCTTGGTATCAAGTGTCGGGATCGGCGCTTCGGAAACAGACAGCGCCTGGTTCCCCTTCCTGCCGTTCATGATCACCGGCTCGGCAAGCCCGATATGCCCGCCGTTTGCTGCGATACTCGGCAACGGCCCGTCGACGCTCTTCCCGTCCATGTGCTGGCGAAGGATGACAAGGAATGGTTCCGGCCACCCAAACTTCTGCGCGCCGGCATAGATGCGGGCCAAGGTTTTCGGTGCGAGAGCCTTCTTCCGGTTGAAGATGGATTTGCCCTTGATCTGCCAATCGATGATCTCGCGCGCCGGCCTCCATGGCTTTGCGCCGGAGAACAAGTCGAAGTTGACGGCATCGGGCTTGCGGTGCGTCGGCATCGGCCACGAGACGCGGCGGCGATCCGACCGCGCCATGAGGATGAACCGCTGCCGCGTCGTGGCGTCGCCGTAATCGGCGGCGTTCAGCTTCCGCCATTCCGGATCGAAGCCGAGCCTTTTCAGGGTCTCGATCCAGGCATGGAAATATTCGCCCTTGCGTGATGCGATGGGCTTGCCGGTGCGATGGTCGACCGGACCCCAGCCGATGAACTCCCAGACGTTCTCGATGATGATCCGCTTGACCCGCAGCTCGGTCAGCCATGTGATGATGTGCCAGGGATCGGAGCGCTGCTGGTCGCTGGTCGGCTTGCCGCCGCGCGCCACGCTGTGATGCGTGCACGTCGGCGAGGCCATGAGAAGGTCGAGATAGCCTTCCGGCACCAGCAGGTGCGGCCGCACAGTCGCGATGTCTTGGACAAAGTGCCGGGCCTCGGGATGGTTGAGCGTGTGCGTCTCAATAGCGGTGGGCCAGTGGTTGACGCAGACCAACTCCATCTCGAGCCCAAGCTCGGCGAGAGCGCGGGCCGCGCCGGTCGACGAACCGCCGGCACCACAGAGCAGATCGGCGACGAGCATCTTCTTCGCCATCAAGCCGCCCTCGCTTCAATCATCCGACACGTCTGGCTAGCCTTGCCCGCGAATGCGATTCCGACCGCATCGGCCATGTCATCATTGGTGACGACGATCTTGAGTTGGGCACAGCGATCACGCACCGCCCGCTTCCAGTCCTTGCGCTGCCATCCTGGCCGGGTGCCGAAGCCTAGGAACTGCTTTCGCCAAGTCACCGGCGCGATGCACTCGAACGGAATATTGAAGGCTCCGATGATCGCGGCACAGGCGCCCACCATCTGGTTTGACGAGATCACGGCATTGAGACCGGAGCCGCTGGCTTCCTCGAGCTTTTCCTCGCCCATGAACTTGACCTTGCGGACCTGACGGGCGGGCTGGGACCGGATTGGCATTTCGATGACGATGAAGTCGGGACGATCCGTCTTGATCAGCTTCATCAGAGCGAAACCGAGTGATGCCGATTTGTGCTCGTAATCGTCACCGACGGCTTTTAGGACACCGGCACGGATAGCCGAGAGATTGGCGGCGGTGTCGTACAAGCTCCAGCCGGTAGATTGTGAGGGATCTAGCCCAAGGATCAGCATGGAACCCTCGCGGCTTTCGAACGTATTCTTTGGTTCGTGTTGTGTACGAGTGAGTTTCGGCTATGCCGTCCAACGATCATATCGCCCGCCAGAAAGCCCAGCGCGCCGCCGTCGAGCGGATCAAACAGCGGGTCATCATCAGCTCGAAGCGGTTTAGAACCGGACATGACCCAGAGTTTCGTGTTCTGGTCCAAGGCAAATCTTACAATGTCGGACCGCGTTCCCTCGCTTTTCTGGAGGAAGGCAGATCGCCTGCTGATGTCGGACTGACGCCTGTCGAAGATGATGAGTGACATCAGGCGGCCTCCCCGCCGAAAAGCGGCCCAGCACCGGCATCAGGTCCGTATTGTCTCCCGCCTATCCGCTCGATAGCCACCTGAAACCAATGCGGAAGCGCTTCAATCCCGATGAATTGACGACGTGTCAGGCCACAGGCGACACCCGTTGTCCCTGAGCCCATGAATGGGTCGAGGATGACGTCGTCGGCTTGGGTGAAATCGATAATGAGATTCGAGATTAGGTCGACCGGTTTTTCGGTCGGATGCCTGCCGTCGCGAAAGGGCGCGTTGGTTCCGTATGTCCAGTAATTTCGTTTGCCGCCGCCGTTCCATCGGGAGTGTCCTCTGCCGCACCAAACAGCGACGAAGGCCTCCACTGCCATTGCCGGCCCCTGTCCGTTGAACTGAGGCGCGCTGTCCGGCTTCACCCAGAAGCAGGCGCGTTTGTAGCGGGCGCCGGCCGCCTCGAAAGCATCGCGCCAAGGTGCGATCCCTTCCGGGGTGCAGAAGACGAGAGCCCAACCGGAGCAGACGCGAACAATCTCATTTGCAGCGTTCTGGCGAATTGGCTCGATGCTGGTGAAATCCAACATCTTCATCTCGACGTAGCCGTCATTGCGGATTTTTCGGCCGCGGGGATGCTCGGTCTCATCCTTACCGACGTGCATGTGATTTTCGTACGGAGGATCTGCGAGCACGCAGTCCACGGACTTGTCGGCGAGCACTGGCATGACCTGGAGGCAGTCACCTGCGTATAACGTCACCCGCCCGTCCAAGAACTGCCGATAGTCGGGATGGACGGACATGCCCCTACTCCGCCGCTGCGAGGACAGGCTTGCGGAATGGCTTGTCCCCACGCCGCCGCTTTGTCTCAATGGCCACGTCGTAGGGCTTGGCGTCAGCCGGGTCGTAGCCTTCGTCCAGTTTGGTCAGGACGGGCTCGAATGCCTCGATAGCCACAATGGTATGGCGAAGCCGCTCCTGCCGAGATGCGATCTCGGTTTCGAGACGGTCTTTCTCCGCCCTCGCAAGAGACAGGAAGTCTGATACGACACTTGCTGAACGGTCGAGGATCGTAGTCTCTGCCGGGATCGTGAAGGCATCGAACTCGGAAGCAAATTCCTCGGTCGGGATCAGATCGTTCTCAGCGAAGCCAGCAGCGCGCTTGAGGAGTGTGAGGATCATGCCGACACCATTTTGTCTGTGAGGGCGCCGCCCTTGGCGAGGTGGGCATCGATAGCCGCTTTTGCCTGTTCAGCCGTCAGGGGCTCGTCGGTCTGAAAATCGCGAAAGGACCCCGGCTCCGCGAGCATGTCCCCATAGCTGGGGGCACATGCCTCACAGGCGATCTCGTCGATGCCATGATGATATAGCTGTCCTTCGCGGATCACCTTTTGGCAGAAGACGCAGTTGCCAAGTTTCGCCATCGTCGTCACTCCGCCGCTTCTGCAAAGGGATCGTCGGCGTCGTGCCCGGCGATCAGCTCGTCGCCCTTGGCCGCGTTGCGCTTCGTCATCGCCGCTTCGAGATCGTCGCGCATCTGGCGCTGGCCTTCGTGCCAGCCTTCTAACCAGCGCTGCCCGGCCGACGACGATGCGTCGTATGGCGCCGTCGGGTCTTTGCCCTGCAGTCCAGCCGCGACACCTTCCTCGTAGGCTCGCTCGTCGAGCGGCATCCGGTCGGTGAACATATCGGGCTGGAAGTTGACCGGCAGCGCGAACCACGACGCGATCTCAGCGCGGCGGCGCATTTCCTCCGGCACGATGGTCGGGTCTTCGAGTTCCGCGCACCGGGCCATGTAGTCGAGATCGGCCATAACCAAACCGTCGGCCTTGGCCGTCTTCTTCAGCTTCTTGAGATCGTCCTGGGCGGCCTTGACGACCGCCTTCTGCGCCTCGATCAGGTTGAAATGGTGGAACATCAGGGCGCGGCTTTCGGCCGGTGTCAGCTCCCCGCTGTTGTGCCCTGTCGGGGCGGCATTGTCCGTCTGCGCTGCTTTCTTCGCCATGGTCATTTCCTCTTTCTGCGCCGCTCAATCGCGAGCGCGATCCGCTCCCACGCTCTCGCGAGCGCGCTGGTGATCCACCGCATGTCGTTGTGCTTTCAGCTTGAGCCGTTCGGCGCGGTAGGCGGCGACGGCATCTTCGTTCCGCTGGCAGGCGTCCTCGTATGCCAGCATGAGTTTCAGCAGCGCTTCGCCGCTGACATCGTTCATGTCCGCGAAACGCTGCCAGATACGCTTGGCAATCGAGGCACGAACTTTCGCATCTTTCGCCGCCCGGTCCCGGGCCGCAGACCAGGTATCGTGACGGCCACGATGATGAACCCAGGCAAGACCCTGGAGCCAGAACTCGGCTTTCTCGGGCACCGTCATTCCGTTTGTGTCGGCAAGCGCACGCATTACGTCGAACTCGCTACTCTTGGTGTCGAAATCGACACGCCTTGTGTCGGACATGCTTGTTTCCTTTCGCCTATGGTGTGTCCGTCACCACGAGCGACTGAGCCGAACGGCAGGACGCTGATCGGCAGAAAAGGAATGACGAATGCGCTATCGGCCGAACCGCCAAGAACAGACGAAAGCGCATCAGATGGAATTGCCGTTCCCCGGTTGGGGACGGCGAAGGGCTGACAATGACTCGGACCCGTTCGCATCAGGCACCAACCCGACGCGCAGCGTCTTCCAGAGTAACAACGTTCGCCCAAAGGCCACGAAGTTCAGCCGCGGTCTCACGCTGGCGGACTTTGCTGGACGCATAGGCCCCGGCCCCGAGAGAGCCGACTGCTGCGGCCAGTAAATGCGTGACCAGGAGCGTCATGTGACCGGCCCCAGGTGGGGATTGCCGATGTCACGCCACTTCTGAACCGGTGACGTCCGATACGGCGACGGACATGTCTCGACGGGAAGGCCCTTTGCCTTCGATCGTTCAGCCGTCAAAGCGCGCAGGACGATGTGTTCCGGCTCCTTGCGGATACGCGCGATCTCCATCGTGTCCTTGCCCATCAGAAACAGGGTGTGCGCGGACGGCTTCGATTGGATCTTCTTGCGCGCAGGCAGTTCGTCGCCGGCGAATTGGACGAGCGTGTTCATGCCGTCCACCTCCCAAGCCAGAACGCAGCCCCGATCAGCACCAGGTAGACGATGTCGATGAAGCCCACCGAGTTCATGTCGCCTCACCTTCCGCCATTGCCTTCTTGCAGGCGTGGCAGTGATTGGCGCCGGAACCGGCACACAGATCAGGCTTGAGGCAGTGCGGCCGCAAAACGAACGGTTTGGATTTGATGACGGAAGCGGACGCACCGGATGCCGGCTCATTCCGGCCTTGCGGATTACCCGCCGACTGCTGCTCGAATTCGCCGAAATGTACCACCGGCTTTACGCCGCCCTGACCGACGACGTGAGGTACGTCGCTTTTTGCCCCGGCTACATTCGAGCTTGGATCAGGTCGCCCGTCGTCAACCTGCGGATTGTGGGGGTCAGGGTTGAAAGAAATGGCCGTGGCTTTGGGAGCTTGGGAGGCTTGGGGATCAGCCACGGCCTCGGCGCGGGGGGACGCCGATGGGAAATTGGAATGCAGCGGCTTTTCGCCCTCACGCGCTGCCAGCGAGGTTTTGCCCTCATTCGGGCCATGGAACGTATTGGCAGTATCGGCATCGGTTACATTTTCGCCTCCTGCGTTGGCGCTCCCACTGCCCGATGTACGTCTGCGAACCGGCGGACTTACGTGGTCTGCGCTGTGGTGCTCCGAACCGGACGCCATGCCGTCGGAGGATTTGATTTCAGCGAGGAAGATGGCCCTCGCCTCAGCATTCGCTTTCGCCCAGGCTTCGCGAAGCTGCATCACCTGCCACAAGACAGGATCGAGTGGATCGCGGCGGCCAAGGACTGGAACGGTGGGGAGGTCGACCGAAGCCGCCTCCCCTGCATCCGTTCGCCCGGATGCGAGCCTACTCGCCTCTCCCGTCACAGGGCCGGCCCCGCCGGTTATACTGCCGTTGTCCTCGGAGGCTTTCGCTTGGGATTGAGTGCGACCGGCGTTGATACCGGCGACGTTCATGACGCCGACGTTGCCGTGCTTGTTCTTGTAGAAGCGCGGCGTCCCGCCTGCCGCTTCGATCTTCTCAAATCTCGCCTGAACGGCGGCGGGCACTGGCGGCGGCGGTGCTGGCGCGGGCCTCTCACTTACCGCGCCGTAAGTGACTTCCTTCCGAATCTTCTGGACGAGGGCGAGACTGACAGCGCATTTCTTACGAACATCGCTATCCGACCACGCGCCCCACTCAGCATCGTTCAGCAGCGTCAGCACCGCCCTGCGCTTGTCGTCGTTGGTGCGCCGCAACCCATGCGCCTCATTGGCGCCGACGCTGTGCAGGATCGCATCGCGGCGGGTGCCCTGGCGGACATCGGCGTTGACGCTGGTCCGGCCCGCCTTCTGATAGGCATGGAAGCGGTGGAAGCCGTCGGCCAGCCAGTGCTTCTTGCCATCGTAGAACACGACGATCGGCGGGAACGTCGCGCCGGTTTTGATGGCCTCGGCATAGTCGTCGACCACATGCTGGTTCAGCGTGGCGCGGGACTGTGTGCCGCCGTCGATCTGGATGACGTCGAGCGCGAGACCATGATCATCGGCGGGCTGGAGCCGGATCATCTAGCGACGCCCAAGCGAATTCATGACGCAGGCCAGCGCGAGGCAAATGATTGCCGCCGACTGCATGAGATCAGTGAGGGGTTGGGCGCTCATGCCGCGTCCTCGACTTGGGAGGGCTGCTCCGGTGCGGGGGTGGCGGACTCCGTCCCGAAGATGTCGGGGCGAAGCTCGTGTCGAGAGATGCCCGTCTCCGCCTCGATCTTGAGCACATGCTCAGCAGGCACCCGTCCCCGGGTACGCCAGTTGGCGACAACGCTAGGATTCTCAATGCCTAGCGAGGCTGCCGCCTTGGTCAGACCGCCAAGTGCATCAATGAACCGATCAACTGGTGAGCAAGTGGTTTCCATGCAGCCAATTATCACGCTACGTGAAGTTTTGGCAAGCCCTCACACGTTAATTTCTTTTCACCGCGTGAAAGTGCAAATTCGTTTGTATGGCTGACGGCGGAAGATCCAACGCAGATATCTCGATGAGACTGGCGGCGCTCATGACGGCGCTCGATCGCAATCAGGCCAGCTTCGCTTCGCTCATCGAACTGTCCCAGCCGGCGTTGAACAACTATCTCAAGGGCATCCGAAGGCCGGAGCTCGACGTCGCTATTCGCATAGCTTCTAAAACTGGCGTCACTCTTGACTGGCTGTATCTGGGCGATCGGGCCGGATTACCCGCAAGGATGTTGGACCTTCTGCCCGACCTTTCGGACCAGAGCCGAAGGGTAGGATAGGCGCTGTTCGACTAACTGTCTCCCAGTCCTCGCCAAGGCAGAACACGATCTGGCGTACGTATCTCAGCACGAGAAGCGCTTCCCGCTTGTCTTCGGGCAACTGTGTGTAGACCTGACACGCGATGCGCTTGAGGTGACCATCGGCGTCTGCCGCCAAATTCATACTCGCCTCCCATGGCGTTGTTGTTGCCGATAGGAAAGCGGTCCTAGATGTCAGGAGTCAACGAGGAGTTCGAGTGTCCGCCCACTGAGGCTCCTGACAAGTACCTTCAGGATGTCGCGAGTTTTCACCACTTGCCGGTTGAGGCCGGTCGGACAAACGGTCTAGTCCTTCCGAGGGTCGGGCTTTGGAGAAGATCGATCCGGCGCAGCTTTCGTTTTTCTTGAATTGAAAAGACGACTGACGCGCGGTTGTGGCCGGGTGTTCGCCATTAGGCGGATCACTTCGTCGCGTCACTGCTCCGTTTCGGCATCGCTGTAATTGGTGGTTGGCGTCGTTGGCATCGGCTAACCTTTCATTCCGGTGTTGCAGTACGGATGAACCATCTGGCCGTTCTCCACCGTTCCAAGTCCTCCATCTCTTACCGGCGTAATATGGTCATAGGATACCGACTTCGATACATCGAGCAGCCCGCTGCAGACCGGACACCTTTCGGCTTTTTCAATGGCTTGGCGATAAAATATCTGAGACTTTGTATCATCGGAAAAGACTACAGCGCGCGGAGCGGCGGTCAGATCGTAAATCTTCCCACTTAGACCAAGGTGCGAAAATACAGTCTGCGTCTCAGGGGCACGACCCTGAGAACATTCGTCCACAAGAAAACTAAACATTTCCTTCATGCGCGGGACACGCGTTTTCTTGCCAAGATTCTGTAATACAATGCCTATGACAGATTTATTGGCGATCAAAAAGACTTCTACGTCCTTTCTTGCATTAGTGAACTTCCTAAACCATCCGCCATCATTGTTTTTGATTTTTTCAGCTATCAGAGCGCAAAACCCCAGAAACAAAAAACGACTGTGCTTACCCTTGTCGTTGCTGAAATACACAGCAGGGTGCAAGCCCAGGCTTTCTGGGGAATTTCCGGTAATTCGATGGGCAATCTTCAGGCCACTCTTGAGAGCCCTAATGGTCAGATCGCCCGTGTCATCGGTCGCCGTAACGGATGGATCGTCAGCCAGTCGCTCAATGTTGGCGCGGGTATCTGAAACTGTCAGAAAATCTATCAGCACCGCCAAAGCATCAACGGGCGACTTCGATCCAGCCAGCGGCAAGTCCAGAGTTTTCAACGGAGCCGTCGATTCCGGGTCAAACAGGGTGCGGTGAAGTTCACCAGCTAACTTGATGACCTCCTCCTGGTTGGCATGGCTAAATGACGACCAGTACGGATGACCAAACCCCGCACGAACAATTGCTCGTGCACCAATTGAAACGGGCTTGTTCCTATTCCGGATGAGGTATTCTTCGGTCTCATCGAGAGCGGTACCCTGCTTGTTTATGGCGAAAAATGAATCTTCCGCCGCCTTGGAAGTTCCTTTGACAGTCTGGACCACTATTGGCTGCGTGTTCATTGAGCCGGCTCGTTCACCGGCCTTGCCTAGAGCGGCCTGACCGACGAGCCGGTCAAGGCTTGCGTAGGTACCGATCGTCGTGTCCAGCGCTTTGCGGACTCGGGTCGCCACGCGCTTCTGTTCCTGGGATATCTCGTCAGAGTAGAAGGTTTTCGATTCCGTGCCATCTCCGTAATCATTCTGTATCCAGGCACAGAGCGCACTCAATCGGTGTGCCCCATCAATGACGAAAATAAAGTTGGCTGAGCGCCAAAGGATAATCGACGGGATAACATCCTCATCAAGGAAGCTCGTGACAAGCTTGACGACCTGATCCGGAGTCCAGTGATTGGTTTCCCTCTGAAATTCCGGCTTGCGCAACTGCCGTCTGATCGCGGCTGAAGGAAGCAAATCGCTCAACTTCAATTCCGTAACAATTCTAGGCGCTACGGTCCCCTTTATTTCCTTTGCAAAATCTTCCCGCCTAATCATGGCGTCAAGATTGACCCGCTGTGCCATATCCCCTCCCAGTGGTTCGATGTCTTCAATTGCGACGACTGGGCCCAGTCTAGAGATTCTTTCATGTGCAGCCAACGCAATAACTCCCCTCGATAGAAGCCTTCGAGTGAACTGAAACGTCCGGATCGAACGGATAGCCATGCGCGATCAGTTGGGCTTTCCACCCATGCGGCGGCGGCCACGGCACGCCCCAGGTTGCCAGTTGCTTCGCGGTCCAAGCGCCTTTCGGCGTGCGTGCCACGAGAATTTCTGTTTCGGAAATCGGTGTCTTCACAGCGTCTAACCCTTCAACGTCTCAGGTTTCTTTCTTGGCTCCCGTATTCTCAGGAAGGGGAACTTTCAGAAACCGGTTCAGATTGCGTATCTGCCAAAAGCCCCCCTACCCCCATGGGCTAAACCATGAAGGCAGGGAGGGCCTCCGGTTCTTCAGAAACTCGGACGAGTCACTGTAGAGCCGCCGCCCGCCCTCTCGGATCAGACATCCCTCACTTTCAGGCAGCACGGTAGGGCTTCGCCCCGCGCCTGCGGCTTCACCTGCACCGGATTTGCACCGGGTCGCCGCTCAATCGCCATCACGATTCGCATAGACTGTCCCTGCCGTCCAGAATTAATTTCACACAGCGTGAATTATTTACTTGCTAAGTTCACATGGCGTGATAGGTTTCTCTCAACACCACCGCTCGCCGCCTCGGCCGATCTGGTGGAACTGAGAGGAAAGCGAAATGGACACCTTCCTGATTTTCGACGTCGAAGACCGGCTGAACGCCTCGGTCTGCATTGGCGAGGCTCAGGCCCGCGAGATCGTCGGCAACTTCGGCAGCGGCGCATCAATCCGGGTTCACCGGGTCACCATGGATGAGATGGTCCGCGACGTGACGGAGGATTTCGTTTCGGTCGAAGCCGACAAGCTCGCCGGCACCGCTTGGGATCGCGCCTGTGCGGCGGGTGATCGTGCGTATCAGATCGGCCGCGAGGTGGCGTGATGTCGTGGCAGGAAAACTTCCAAAATTACACGACCAGCGTGGCGTTTTCGGTCCAACTTTCAAACGTTCAAGTCCGTGCCCTGGATGCGATTTCTTCCAACACATGGCTCGGGAATTTTCACATGTTCTTTTCGACAGCCGGCGCGCTGCAGAGGCGCGGGCTAGTCGAATTCAACGCTCGATACAGTCCCGAACGTCCATGGCGCTATCGGCTGACACCAGCCGGCGAACTCGTTCTGTCGCTAGTTCAGATGTCTGGTGCGCTTGGCGAAGAGGTTGACCCGAAGTTCGAGGTCGCCTGATGCGTACCGCCGACGCCATCCTCGACCTCACCGCGAACTGGCTTTGCCGCCACCCTCGGGTGACATGCGCCCTGCTTTGCGCCGGCATCGTTCTCGCCGGTCAGGCTGATGCAAGGTGGTTGGCATGAGCACGCGCGCCGAACCCGAACTCCATCGCGCCGTGGAAGCGCTTGGCGACGAACTCGCCGCCGAGCTTCGTATCTGCGTCGATGTCCTTCGCCTCGAGCATGACCTCGACCTTCGCCGGGTTGCCGAGAACCGTTTCACCGAACTCATGAACAGGAGACAGGCGGCATGACCCGTCACGTCGACATCGATCAGGACAGGTTCGAGAGCCTGGGCGCGATCACGGACAAGATCGTGCATGGCCACCGCAGCGAACGTCTATGGGACGGCGAACCGATCTCGGAACCTGGCATCTACCGGAAAATCCCGATGGACGCCTACCATCAGCAGCTCACCGTCGCGCCTTCGATCTCATCAAGCGGATTGCGGGAGATCGAAAACAAGTCGCCGCTACACTATTGGGCGACGTCCTATCTCAACCCGGATCGCCCCGAGGAGGAGAGCGCCGCTCATCTCGATTTCGGCCGCGCTGTCCATACCCTGCTACTTTCCGAGGATGGCTTCCGCGACGACTATGTCGTGCGGCCGGAAACCTATGAGGATGACGCCGGCAAGTGGAAACCATGGAGCGGCAACGCGAACGCTTGCAAGGAATGGCTTGCCGCCCGGAAGGCCCAAGGCAAGACCGTCCTGCTGAAATCGCAGGTCGACGACATCCACGGCATGGCCGACCGGTTGTCGAAAAACAGCGTCGCCGTCGATCTTCTGCGCGGCCGCATCGAGCGATCGATCATCACGAAGGACAAGACCGGCGTCTACCTCAAGTCCCGCCCGGACAGCATCCCTGCGGACACCATCATCGCCGATCTGAAAACGTGCGCTGATGCCTCGCAGGCCGCGATCAGCCGGTCGATCATCAACTACGGCTACCTCCAACAGATGGCGCTGGCGATCAGCAGCTTGGAAGCGGTCGGGCCGTCGAAGGTGAACGAGGCGGTCCTCCTCTTCGTCGAGACCAGCTACCCCTACGCCTTCAACATCAAGCCGCTCGACAACGGCGACATCTACACGGCGATGCGGGTGAACCGTAGGGCGATAGACATATTCGCCCGCTGCTTCGCCGAGAACGATTGGCCGACCTACGCCGACAGCACTTTCACTTGGTCGGCGCCGAAGTGGTGGACCGACCGCCACGAGAACGACAGCACCCTTCCGGAAATCAGGAGCGCAGCGTGAACCAGGTTGCCACCATCGAAGCCGGGCGCGGCGTATCGCCCCAGCAGCAGTTCCGTGACGAACTTACCCGCATGGCTGACCAGTTCGTGGCCGCATTGCCAGAACACATCAAGCCGGAGCGTTTCCAGCGGATCGTTCTGACAGCAGTTCTGGGCGACGCTTCCCTGCTTCGCGCCGACCGGAAGACCTTGCTCGAATCGGCCATGCGCGCCGCGCAGGACGGCTTGATGCCAGACAAGCGCGAGGGAGCCTTCGTCGTCTTCAACACGAAGCTCGGCAAGGATGATCGCGGCAAGGACATATACGGCAACGCTGTCCAGTGGATGCCCATGATCGGCGGTATCATCAAGAAGATGCACCAATCCGGCGAGATCGCCATGATCACGGCGAAGGTGGTCTATGGCGGCGACATCTTCCGTGCCTGGGTCGATGACGACGGCGAGCACGTCAACTACGAGCAGGCCGAGCATCCCGACTTCGATACGATCCGGCAGGTTTTCGCTTTGGCGAAGACGAAGGAAGGCGCTGTTTACGTCGAAACCCTGACACCCCGCGACATCGAGAAAATCCGGAGCGTGTCCAGGTCCAAGGACAAGGGGCCGTGGGCGACGTGGTGGGAGGAGATGGCAAAGAAGTCGGCCATCCGCCGCCTCGCCAAGCGCCTTCCGCTATCTGCCGACATGCACGACCTCATTCAGCGCGACAACGAACTCTATGACCTGTCACAGGCGCCGGAGCCTCGCCCTTCGCTCCAGCAGCGACTTGCTGTGGCAAAGCCGGCCGCCGTCACTGACGAGCACGAAGGCTTCGATGCGGACTTCGTGACCCGCGAGACCGCCGCGCTCACTGGCGATTTTGGCAGCAACCAAGAACCCCCAGATCAAGAACCGTCCGAAGCCGTTGCCCCGGCTGATGACGCAGGCAGCGGTGAGGCGTCCCCCTCTCCGTCTCCCGCTGCTGACCCTTCCGCTGATGAAGCGGATCAGGAAGCCGGAGACCCAGAAGCACAGGCGGACCCTGATGCGTCTCCGGCTTCCACCTATTCCCGCGCCGATTGCCTCCAGGCTTTCATGCGCACGGCGACCGATCCCGACCTCGATGTCAAAGGCCGTCGCGATCTGCTCGCGGAAATGAAGGACTGGTGGAAGGAGGCCCTGCCCGCCGATCTCGACTTCGTCAAGGCTTGCCTGTCGATGGCAGACAAGGTGGCAAAGGGCGAGCAGCAGGAGCCGGTGGCGCGGAAGTATCTGGAGGCGCTGCCATGACCCCTTACCCGCTCGCATGGCCGGAAACGATGCCTCGCTTCAAAACGGCGAGACAGTCGGGCGGCTTCAAGACTTCGCTCTCCGGAGCGATGCGCAATGTGCGCGAAAGCCTGCGTCTTTTCGCATCCGATAGCGGGAAGCAAATTTCCAACTTGGTGATCTCGAGCAACGTCACGCTCGGCGATGACAGCCCTGCTGATCCCGGCGTTTCCGTCTGGTTCGTTTGGGATGAGTTGTCCGTGTGCATTCCCGTCGACCGATACTCCAAGGTCGAGGCGAACCTTCAAGCGATACATCACATCATTGAAGCTAGGCGCACGGAGCTTCGCCACGGAACGTTGGCTCTTGTTCGCGCCACTTTCACAGGCTTCACGGCTCTGCCTGCGCCAGGCGGTAAGCGCTCATGGCGCGACGTACTAGGACTGTCCGCCGGCATCGAAGTCACGGCGCAGACGATCAACTACGCCTATCGGGAAAAATCCAAGAAGGCGCATCCCGATGTCGCGGGTGGTTCCGAAGCCGCTATGGCCGAACTGAACGCAGCGCGCGACGAAGCCTTGAAGGCGGTGCGGTGATGCCGCTGATCTCAGATCCATTCGGAGGCCGCTCAATCGAGGAGTGGGTCGGCGCCAATCCCGACGCCAGGGTGCCCGACAAGGTGCGCGACCGCGTCTTTTTCCGCGCCAAGGGCATCTGCCACATCTCAGGCCGGAAGATCGTCGTTCCCCGCGACCGCTGGCAGCTCGAGCACGTCGTGCCGCTGTCCATGGGCGGAGAGCATCGTGAAGCGAACATGCGACCGGCGCTGACGGAAGCGCACAAGGCCAAGACCGCGGAAGAAGCCGGTGCCCGTGCCAAGGCCGACCGTATGCGCCGGAAAGCAAACGGCACCTGGCCGAAGTCAAAGACCCCGCTGCGCTCGCGCGGCTTCGACAAGACCCGCACTATCCCGGAGAACAAATGAGCTTCCTCCAGATCGGCCAGCGCGTCGTGAAGTTCACCGGCGAAGCTCGATGGCATGGCGTCGTCGTCGCATCCTACCAGACCACAAAGGGCAAGCAGCGCTACGTGGTCGAAGTCGAGCCGCAGGGCTTTCAGATGATCGCCGTGCCGGAACAGCTTCGCCCCCTGCCCCACGTTTGCACCTGCCCTCCCGCCGACAAGGGCCACGCCTACGGCAAGATCACTCCGGGCTGTCCTGTCCATGCGGTGCCGGTGGACAACGCCCTGTTCAATCTGCCGGCGGCGGAGGAACTGGAATGAGCCGTGCTTTGCCGATCACCCAGCGGCAAGCTCAGGTCTTGCTGCGCGCTGCGGAACACGAAAAGGGGATCATCGAAATCAAGGTGGGTGAGACGGTTTTCCGACTTATCCCCGCTAGTCTTGCACAGGAACGCCAGTCAATTGCGCCCGAGGGGAATATCGAGCTTTGACCGGAGGCATGCCAAAGAAGCTGCCTCAATTCGTCCATCGTGAACGAAACCGCCATGGCAAGCTCGTCATCTATTTCCGAAAAGGCAAGGGACCGCGGACGCGACTTCCCGATCTGAACGATCCAGGATTTGAACAGGAATACTTGAACCTGCTAGCGGGCCAAGCCAGCAAGACCAAGAAGGCGGTCGGTACCGGCACTCTGGAATGGCTGATCGCACGCTATCGCGAGACCACGACCTACCGCGCCCTTTCCCCTGCAACACGCAGGCAGCGCGACAACATCTTCAAAGGGATCGTCACAAAGTCGGGTGCCGCCGCCTACAAGAACGTCACTCGCAAAACCATTGTGGACGGCCGGGAGCGGCGCGCATCCACACCTGCACAGTCCAGAAATTTTCTAGACGCCATGCGTGGGCTGTTTCGCTGGGCACTTGACGTCGAATTGGTGGCCATTGACCCGACAAGCGGGGTCAGCAATCCGCGTCGCCAGAACGGTCCGGGCTTTGAGGCTTGGACCGATAGCGACATCGCAGCGTACGAGAAGCGATGGCCATCCGGAACGAAGGAGCGGGTGTGGCTTCACGTCCTGCTCTACACGGGGCTCCGTCGCGGCGACGCCGTGGTTCTTGGCAAGCAACACGTCAAGGATGGAATTGCCACCATGAAGACCGAGAAGACGGGGACCGAGGTCAATATCCCGATCCTCCCCGACTTGGCCGCGACACTCAAAGCCGGCCCGACCGGGGATCTGGCGTTCATTGTGGGCGATCAAGGCCGCCCGCTGACGAAAGAGACATTCGGCAACATGTTCCGCGCCGCCTGCGGCAAGGCTGGCGTGAATAAGTCCGCCCACGGCGTAAGGAAGATTGGCGCCACACGAGCGGCAGAAGCAGGCGCCTCCGTTGCGGAACTGGAAGCTCTGTTCGGATGGCACGGCGGCGCGATGGCTTCCCACTACACCAAGACAGCAGATCGCAAGAGACTGGCCCTGCAGGCGTCCGAAAAGGTGCGGGACGCGATAGAAAAAACCAAGGAACATCAACGCGGAAAATCGGTCAAAAAGTCCCGCACCTAG